TCATTCACTCTCTTTCAAACCAGTTTTAACTGTTTGTGGTTTTGGGTAAGGCTGGACTTTGAATAGCTTTGTGTTAAGGCGTTTTCTGGCTCTCTTGTCCAGAAACCGGATGTAACGAAACTGACGGAATTTATGAACACTGGCTCTGTCGATATTAGCCCGCAGATGTTCACCTCGCTGTCCTCCTCGTTTGATTGCATTCTTGCAAATCTCGTGATACCACTCGCCATCAAGTTCATAGAATGTTGTTTCATGACTGCCTACATAATCAAAATTGCTTGCCTGGTACACGACACCAAGACAGCCACAACGCTCATCTGCAAACGACTGAACCCACTGCACCTGCGGATAAAGTTGTCTGATTAGTTTGAGCGCGTAACTGATTGCCCTTGATTCGGAGTTTCTCGGCATACAGTCATGCAGCCATAACCGGTTAAGCTCCATATATTCGCGGTTCTGCGTGCCAGTTACGACGCGTGCACCATTGTTTGGATTAAGGGCATAACCCCATTGCATTACGCCAACCAGCTCCCGTTCTGAAAATATGCCCAGATGAAGGTAGGAATTATTTACGAAACGATGGCTGTAATGTTTATTGACGACGACCAGCCGGGCCAGCCAGCAACTTATTGTCTCAACCCGTAACTCACGGGAGCCATAACCGACGATATTGTCGTTATAGTGAATAAGTTCAGGCGTGCTGATGATACGGGATGTAACTTGCTTTCTGTTCCCCACGACAGGATTTCCTTGTGTATGTGGGGTGCTCTGTGGCGCTCTGAGATGTGATTTGATTGAGGGTTTTACAGCGCGGACATTTGACTTCCAGATAACTGAAGCTGGCTCGTGCCAGTAGCTTGTTACAATGTCGGCACCGTATGTTTCGATACATGGCCGCATAACCTCCTGCTTTGTTGTTGATATCTTTATCACTCAATCGATCGACAAAAACGATCGATTTGATTTATTTAATTGATACAACAAATAACACGAAATGTCATTAGCGAAAATTTATGAGTTTGATCACTAATTTTAAACGGTGCTGTAACGCATAAGTGCTGAATGATTGTACATTTGAATACCGCAAAGCAAACAAATCAACTAATTTATAGAAGTCAATTGGTTAATTGCCAGCGTAAGAGGCTGCTATGGACAATCATGTAACGACGAGAAATCGAAAAATGATTGAAAATGCGGAAATCTATAATGATTATTTTTCCGATTATTCAGATGCCTGCAAATACAGTTCGAGTGCGGGAGAGTTCATATGCTTCAACTTTTTTATTAAATCTTATGTTTTTCCTCCACAGCAAGAAGATGGAGGTGTGCCACCTCCTGAAATCACTTTGCACCGTATAGCCTCCGTCTCAATGATGGAGCAACAGGCTAATGAGCTGTATAGCATTCTGGGAACGATTCTACAAAAGCGTGAATCGGACTAATGATACCGGTTCATTTGCCTGCCCGGATGGGGAAGCAGGATTGACTGCTCCATAAGCAGCTATATTTCTGAATACGAAATACTATCCAGCGATTACATATGGCTGGATAGCGGCAAAGATGTTTTCATTAGTGTCAAACCGGCAGAGGACACCACCGGTTTGTATTGTTACATCATGGTACTGTCAGTTCCGGGCTGAGCCGGGTCTGGTTGCTCTGGCTGCGCGTCGGTTTTCGGCTCATTATCAGCATCACTGGCCGCAACTGCTGGCCCAATAAGTTTTGCCAGCACTTCATCAACGTAAGTGTCGATTTGTGCCTCAAAATCCTTGCGGACCTGCGCTTTCAGTAATTTATTTACTTCACCGGAATACAGTGCCTGTTTTACCAGGACTTCAGTGACGGTGCCTTTAATCTCTGGCATGTATATCCTCCTTATGTGGGAATACAGCCCTGCAATCAGGGCTGGGTCGGGTCTTTTGGGAGCGGAGTTGCCTGCGCTGTTTTACTGAGCTTTTCAGCTGCTGCGTCATCAATTTTGCGGCGAACATAATTTCTGATGGCCTTATAACCACCGCTCACCAGATATAACGCACTGACCACAGTGCAGAAATAAAGCAGCATCGTATGAACAAATGTCATATAACCTTACCTTTGATATTGACTACAGAAACAGTTTTCAGCTAAAAAGTAACCGCGTACATAATGGTCTTCTTTGTCAGAGGTTGTAGCTTTCCTTAATGGGTTTGGAATATCACCCGCCAGTCAACAAATGGCTCTTTGACCGGCGGGATTTTTTTATCCTGCTTACGCGTTATTCACTTCCACCACGATACTGTCAATCAGTACCGGGTAAGTCGCATTTTTAGTGATATCGGTCACGCGCAACTTGTCTGCCGTAAACGTGCCGACCGGAGACTGCGACAGCATGAATGGTGTCCCGTCCTTACCATCAATGACCGGCGTCACCTCAATACTGTTGTTACCGGCAAAACGGAAGCCCAGCGTATGCCATTCGTTATTAAATGCGCCGAATGACCCCAGCTTCGTGTTCTGCGCCGTGTTTCCTTTGTGATACATCACGTTAAGGTCTGTGGCATCGCTCTGTACGTAGAACGATGCCAGCAGGTTATGACCGGCATTTCCTTCCAGAGTAACCCCTTGCGGCAGGGCAGAAACCGGCCAGTACAGCGCCAGTGCGTACTGATTAGCCGTAAGCGCGCCATCGAGTTTAAAACGACAACTGACAAGACCACCTTTACCCAGCAGGTCCGCACCATTACCAGCATCATGCTCAAGGTACCAGGGGGCTCTTCCTGTTTCCTTGGTCAGTTTCATTGCCTTACCCCCGCTGGCTCCGGCATCATCCACGATTTGAGCCTTGCCACCTCCGGCAGCCCAACCCTGTGGTGTCAACCGTCCTTCAGACTCAGATGCCCGGTAAGCAAATAGCGTACTCATCGTCGTGGTGTCTGCGGGTGGCGTGGACGGTTTTGATGGTGTATCAGGTGACGGCTTCTCATCCGGTGGTGTCACGGTCTGCCCGCGCATCAGTTCAGCCGTGCGCCCTGCATGGAGCATAATAGCTGAGGCCAGACGGTCTGAAATGACGCCCCTGCGTGCCCATGAGCTGAAATGGCTGTCACGCTGTGTCGAAACAAAACTGCCCTGGGTTCGGGATGCTGCACCGTAATACCCGACAGCCACAATATCCGGGTCTTCCGCCGGAGCATTCGTTGGCGTGCTCTGTCCATTCTCATCCGTCAGGAACGGTACAAAGAAAATTTTCTGTGCTTCCTTGCCTTTGTAGCCACCGTATACTGCCTCATATTTATCGGTGCCAGCGTTTTTCCAGTAATACGTGGTATCACCGCAAATCCACGGCACCGTGGTGGCATTTCCACTCACGCACTGCGCAGCAAGCGGAGCCAGGTCAGTTCTGAACTGCTGAACCATGGCCGTGAATAAACTATTATGCTGCTGGCTTCCTGAGGCAAGGTCTGCCTCTCCCTGCATCCAGACCACAGCCAGAAGTTTGTTTTTCGGGTTTTTCGCCAGCGCGACTTTGGTGCGGCTTACCAGGTCCTGATACAGAGGTTTACCGGCCCCCCAGCGTGAAGAATCAGCGGAAGCACCGCTGGCCTCACTGAATGAGCCGTCGGCTCCAGTGGTGAATGCTGACCCGCCACGACAACAGGGCACCAGAAGTATCCCCGCATTCTGTGGGATATAGGGAAGCAGTTTTTTGGCAATATGCAACCCCTGACCGACAGTCCCGTACTGGCCTTTTGCCAGATCAGCTTTCGGGTGGTTTATCCCGCTCATATCCTGAACATCATGCAGGCAGTGGTCTGCCGGAATGATGTCGTTGTATGTACACGACGTACCGTTGGGCGTTACCGTACTGCGGCGTGCCAGTTGCTTAATGCGTGGGTCCGGGCGGTCAAACGAATCCGGTAACGGCAGCCCCTCGCCGTAGGCCATGCCATTTGACTGACCCGCGAGAATGACAACAAAGTAATATTCCGGCTCTGAACTGCTGCCATTCGTGCTACCGGAAGGCCCGGCGTTATCCGGTGCATTCCAGTCGGAGGGCGTGAGCGTTCCGGCCACGTCAGATGTGATTGGAATGATGCCAGTCACGCCTGAACTGGTGATTTCTGCACTGGGATTACCGGATACCGGCATTACCCATAATGGCTCTTTCGTGCTGAAGCGGATCACGCAGTCTGCGAAGGTGATCCCCCCTTTATTACCCGAAGGGCGGAAAGGGCTTTCAATAAATGCCACCGTGCCACCGGCAACCTTGACTGAAAACTCTCCGGGCATGGCGGAGAGCATTTTCCACTTGGAGTCTGACATCGTCTTTTCTGCCTGTTTCTGAATTAAACAGAGTCAGAATAACAACCGCTGATAAATATGTGTTTTGCGGAAATTCAAAAAAAGCATCACGGTACTTTTTGTGACGGAGCCGGTTAGGCAGGAACATAACGACAAAGGATGGACAGGCCAATACGATAACCGCATATTACCGGCTTATAATTGATTTGACGATTCATGACGCTGCGGTCAGCATCTGAAAATATGCGTTATTTCAGAAACCCCTTGCCTGTATATGGCGATATTATTATTCCTGTTTTTATCATTGATTTACATGGTGATGTTTATGCAACTGATTAATGTTAAACGATATTACCCGGAACAAAAACCCTTTGGTAATGATGTACAGTATTTTCAAAGTGAAGATGGTAAGGATTTCTATGAGTCCCTGCCATTATTCACCAAAAAATATAAACTTTGCATAACCCCTGACAGCGGTGTTATCTGCTCAATATCACAGGATGCTTCGGCGCTG